TCAGTCTCAGGGACGAACTTCTCATCGAGCTTCTGTGCACAGAGGTACAGAGCGTCGATCAGCTCGGCCATGTCGTTAGTGGTTTCAGTTGGGCTGTCAGTATCAACGACGCCGGTTACAGCAGTGTTGATGTCGATCTTCTCTGCTACGCCTTGGTCTGCCAGCGAGCCAGTGGGGTTCAGAATTTCTGCACCCGCTGCTGCGAACAGATTGCGGTCATAGGTCAGTGCAAGCGACTTACCCATCTGGTTAGTGAACTCACCACGGACATCGTAATGGTTTTTTAATTCATCAATGTCAGCGACAAAAGTGTGCGATACCAGCATGTCGTCGATGGTAATCACACGCTCGTCTTGCTTAATCGACCGGCCCGTCAGCTCCGTACCGGCTGCGTGGTACTCGGCCACGGTCTTACCGATTGCAGGGAACTGTGCAGACTTACCCGACTGGATGGTACGCACGCGGGTGCGCTCACGCAGAACAGTGTTTGCATCGAAAGCTGCTTGGGTCTCACCGCTCCACAGCTTGAGGAACAGCTCGTTGTTGGTATCCCACTGGGACTGGTTGGTAGGTGGTTGCGTATAGGTAGAACCCGACCCGATACCGAGGCGGGAAACAGTAGCGTTAGCCATCGTTTGGCCCTTTCATTAACTACGAGGTTTCTTTCGCTTCGGTTGTCCCGGTCATCGGGGCCGATACTTAGCGGCAGTAGGCCTGTCTCGCTAAGTTGTTTTCCAGTACCTGCGTCTGTGTCTTCATCGTATCGTCTGGTGATACATAGATGGGCAGCCAGATTGTGCAGGTTTGGTCTTTAATCTCCGCGATACCATCCTCTTTCGCGCAGCTCGCGACGGATAGCATCATCATCGTCAAAGCGATTGACTTCATTGCGCGCTTCGGCGGCATCACGGGTGATGTTCTCATGTGTCTGTTTGCGGGAGCTAAGGAGATAACCGACGACAGCAGCGCCTGCGGCGAAGGCTAGGAGCCAGTTTCGTACTGTCTGCAACATGTCACCGCTTGCCTTTGCGCCAGTCATCCCACCGCAAGTAGACTAAATAAATGAATACTAACGCTAGCGCAACAAAAAATGCCCAAGTGTACTCTTTGGCAAAGCTAGCGATCTCTTTTGCAGGCTCTACAGCGGGCGCTACAGCAGCTACACCGCTCACGATTGCGGCTGCCCCGGCAGTTTTGACCGTCCTGCTGTCGGTCAGGTTTGCCCGCACTTCTTTATATGGTGTCATGAAGAGCTGACGCTCTAGCATCCGGCGCTTGATCAGGCCTGCAAACTTTTTGCCACCTGCGTAAACCCACCGGTCAAACTCTTTCGCTGCTGCCTTGGCGTTACCGCCATTGAGCAATGACAGCAGGGTGCTAGTGCGCAACGCTTCTCGCCCACAGTTGTAGGTGAAGCTGACAAGTGCATCAAACTGGTTGGGGTTCAGCGGAACTGTCACGAGGTCCCGCACAGCCTGTTCATACTTGCTAATTGTGTTCAAAAACATGGCGACAACTTGCTCGTGCGTGTACACGTCGCCTTCCTGTAGCTCAGGAATGTCATAGGTCGTCGTGCCATAGCCGACAGTCAAGACAGGTTTGCTGGCGAGCTTGTCCCAGTACACAGTACGGTAGCGTAACGGTGTCTTACTTGCGCCATCGGGATACGGGGTGGTGCCGTCGCTGAGCTTCAGTGAGACACTTGCCTCAAAGTAAGCAATCAGCGCTACCCCTCGCTCGCTCAGCCTCATTGCATCAACGCCACTTTGCGCTCAACGTCCTGTCGGAACGCTGGGTCTTTGCGGTAGCGTGGGTCTTGCATTGCGGCGACCATCTCAGCAGTAGACCTAAAGCCTTGGGGCTGTGCAGCACCGCGACCGCTGATCGTCTGGCTCGGCTCACGAGCGCCAGTTGCAGCTTGGAAGTCACTGCGTATCTGGTTCATGGCCATGCGCACAGTCGTCTGGTCGTTGCTGTTCAGCATGTCGTTGAGCTTGTCGATCATAGTGTCTTCGTAGACGCCGGACCCTGCCCATTCCTGCATCTGGGACACGGCTTGATCACCACCGAACTCACTGACAATTGCTTGGCGAGCTGCCTCTCCCTCCCGCACACGCATGTCTCTGATCTGCTCGACAAGCGCTCTAGGGATGCCGACCTTCTCGAACTTGGCAATCGTGTCATCGCTGATCTCTCCACCTGTCTCCATGAACTCGCGCTCAGCATCAGTCACAAGGTTGTCAACCTCAGGCGTAGTCTGCTGAGACACTTGAGACAGCTTGCGCTCTAGCTCACTGTAGGATTTCGCTAGGTCTTCGGGCGTCTTGAACTTCTCGGGCAGCCAGCCCGGGCGCTCTGGCTCAGGTGGCTGCTCTTCTGCAACTTGCTCGTTGCCTTCAAGAGCCGCTAGCTGATCCTCAAGGGACGGCTGGGGTTGTTCTTGGTCGGGCATTGGTAAGTTAAGTTGTTCAGTTGACATTCGCACTTTCCATGTACTGCTCGTTAGCGGCGCTAACGGCTTGTGGGGCAGCAGCCTTGGCAATCTCAGCCGCTTGCTGCTGCTGAATAGCTTGTTGTCTTTGCATCTCTTCCTGTTCGCGCTGCTCGCCAGACTTCACGAGACCGTTCATGTCGATACCGATTGCAGCACCAGTCCGCTTCACGAACTCGTCCATGTTGAGGTAGCCCTCGACAACCTGTGGCCCTAGTTGAGCTATGAACTGGAAGAAATTTTGCAGGTTCTGTAGGTCGTTGGCGCGACCCAGCGCAGCAGTGCCGGTCACAATGCTCGGAGCCACGATACCGTCCTGCAAGGGTTCAAGCCGGTTTTGCCTCTGCATGCGCTCCATCAGGCGACGAACAAAGACAAGTTGGAAGCTGTTGCTGAGCATGCTGAACACGCCGCCAAGCCCGACTTCAAGCGCGTTGATGGCCTCGCGGACCTCAAAGGCTGTCGTGCGCTCGCTGCGTCTGGCCACCGTGTCGAACAACATGAAGGCGTGGCCTAGTCGCTGCTCGATAGCTTGCGCAGTCGCGCTCGCCACCGCCATGTCAGCCTGCTTGTTGAGCTGCACAGCGCTCACTTCGGCTGCGTTGCCCGACCGGAAGTCGCCACTGTCAGCTTCAGCGAGGTCTTGCACTCGTGTCGTGCCGTTGGGTGCCACAAGAAAGACAACTTTGGCAGCAGCCGCAGACGCTTCAAGGATTGCACGGCTCAAACCCTCAAGGCTGATCAGGTCGCCAATGTACTCTTCGACAAACCCGCGCCCGTAGTCCTCGCCGTCAACTCTGTTCCAGCGCAGCGCCATCATCGGCGGCTTGTCAGCGGGCCAGCTACCCTCAGAACCCGGCACTACTTCACCGCCTACGTCTTGGTAACTCAGCCACTTGCCGTCTTCGAGATAGAACTTTGTGTACAGAGCCACCTCGTCATCGCCTTTGCTAGCGAGCAGGGCCTGCATGTCAGCGCTCAGTACTTCCGGGCTGACCTCTTCCTTAATGATGACCTCAAGCAGATTGCCTACTGCGTCACGAACACAGACAAACTTGTCGATACCGTACACTTTCGCGCCGCCGCTAGCGGGCAGATAGAAGAGGGCGTTGCCGCCTACAATTAAGTGCTTGAGCATCTCGAACACTGGGGCGCGCAGGCCCTCGCGCTCAATCTCGTCCATGACAGCACGCTCAATCATGGACAGCTCAGCTTGCACTTCGCCTTCCAGCTTCTGCTGTTTGGCAATTTGCTTCGCGTCTGCGTCGCTCACCTCTAGCTTGAAGAATGGCGTGTTGGGTGGCAGCAACGACAACAGCAAACGAGCCGCTAGGTTGTTTACACCCCGGCTCCCGATGCCCTGATAGGGCGTGTAGAAACGTGTCGCACTGCTGTGTCCGCTTTCGGGGATCAGTGGCGGCAGGGTCAGCTTCGCGCATTCCCGTGCTCGATGCAGGAAGTTCTCGCGCAGACTGCTGAGCTGCTCGTATCGGCTTGCGCAATTACTTTCCAATGTTCAGCCCAACTTTGCTCTGGCCCACATTAATAGGTGCCGACACCTTTGCGTTGCCCGGTCGCCGGATGCGCAGACTGTACGACGCGCGTGTCTTGTTACCGCCAGCCATTGCAGGCGCAGACTGGCTTGGCCCAGCGTCAGCCGTGGGGTCTGGCGTAGGCTCGGGTGCGCGCACAATGATAGGTGGCGCAGGTGGGGGTGGGGGTGGTGCGTAAACTGGGGGTGGGGGTGCGCTGCCGCCGCCGAACAGACACAGTACTTTGTCACCTGTTTGCTTAGGATGGTTTCTTGCTGGTCTTCAAAGACATGATGCAGATGGCGGACGACACTGATTGCGCCGACAGCCATCCATATCTCCCGTTCAGACTGCTCCGCTGTCGGTGCCTTGTCGGGGAACCGTTCAGTCAAATAGGCGAGCAAGTCTTTCTTAATGACGGGAGCTTCAAGCACCGCAGCTTCCTCCCGCTGTGATGTCGCACACGTCATGCGTCTCAACAAAAGTGATGCCCTGCTGGTTGCTGGCCTCGCTGTACGGCACTGCCGTAAGTGGCTGACCGCCCCGGCTACCATCGGCATAAAAAGTGAGGCCTCGCAGGCCGTGTGCGTACTTAGCAATCAGCGCCGTGTAGTCCGCAACCGTGTCGTCGTTGTTGAGTTCCGAACCCCAAGCAGGCAAATTAATCGTGCTGCTGATAGCGTGATCGACATACCCCTGCATTTCGTATTGGAACTTGATGCGGCGCTCAGGGTCAGCCGCTAGATCAAGCGCACTCTCGATGCTTTCAGGGTCTACGCCATAGGTGTCAATCACCTGCTGCGCTGCGCTATCGACAACGTATTGATATTGCCACGTGTCGTTTGGCCCAAGCCAGCGGCGCTTGTACGCTACGCTAAACAGCGGCTCGATGCCTGTGGTGGTGCCAGCCAAGATGCCGATGCTGCCCGTGGGCGCAATGGCGCGCTTACCCGCTGGCTCGTTGACACTGAGGGTGTTGCTGTACGTCTTGGCCGTAGCGTCAGAAGCTGCCTGATAGACTTCCATCCACTTGCGCAGCTCGCGTGTCATTTCGTACCGCTCGCCACGGCTGATCAGCCACTCGTGCACGCCCATAAGACCAAGGCCCAGACGCCGGTTCTTTGCGCGTGTCTTTGCTACCTTTTCATACGGCACTTCTGAGGTGATGGTGCCGCACAGCAGGAAGCAAGTGGCTAGCTCAACCGCCTCACGAAACTCTTGGAGGCTGTCGAAGCGCGACATGTTGAGAGAGCCAAGACAGCAAATGTCACTGTCGTCAGAGCTGGTCAACTCACAGCACGCATTGCGCAGCGTCTCGCGCTCTTTGCCGTAAAAGTTAAACGAGAAGCCCGGTTCACTGGACTTCATGGCCTGCCGCACGTTTTGGCGGAAGATGTCACCCACGTCGCCGGTCTCGTTGTAGTGCTCAAGCCACCCAGTGCCGTAGTTCAACGAGATGTTGGTGCCATCGAGCGGGGCGGGAAAGTTAAAGTCCAGCTCTTTGATGTCAGCCAGTGACTTGCCGGTGCCTGCAACCTCAATCTTGTGCCAGTCTTTTGCGTACAGCAGCAGCTCGGCGTCAGGGTGGTCAGCGCTCAGCGAGCCGTAGATGGCCGACCGCCTGTCTCCACCTTGTCTGATAGCCCGCCCGATGTCGTTGATCATGATCATCTTGGAGACAGGGCCTGAGGCTACGCCACCAGTGCGGCCAAGCCGTGCGCCTTTCTCCCGGTACACAGAGTAATCGACACCGATACCACCACCAGAGGTAAGACATAGCTCTACACGCTTAGATAGGTCAGCCCAGTCCTCTCTGGTATCCTCTTCGGCACGCAGAAGAAAGCAATTATTATACAACCGGGCCTTCCGGTTCGCATTCGCAAGGTAGCGGCCACCGGGCAGGAACTTAAAGTCTGTGATCAGTTGTACTAATTCTTTTTTTGCGTCATCCGGCAGGCGATGCCCCACCACGTTTTCGACCAGCGTCTGTGCCAGCTCTTGCCACGTCTCTGCACCCGCATGCGCGTATTTCTGGTGAAAAATCGCCGACCCGAACTCATTGCGAAACGTCATCGAA